GCCTTGAGCTGTTCCCTGTTCCGGGTGCTGCTGAAACCCCTTCTGGCACCGCCGCTAAGGTTGACGGCTCCATGCTTAGAAACGGTGTAGCTGAACAGTCTTACACCCTTCTTAAAGAGTTCAATGACACCACTGTTCAGACCTTTAGAATTTTCAGAGGCATGCGTGTAACTGGCATGTCGCTTAACATGTCTACAGGGTCGCTGCTTACCGGGTCTTTCAACTTTATCGGAAAGTCGCAAGAAGACACTGAAACTGCAATTGTCGGCGCTACTCGCGTTCCTACTACTTCTACTGAAGTTATGAACTGCGTGTCTAATATCAAGAATATCACTCAGGACGGCGGTGCGGTAGGTTCTGAAGGCTCTATCATGTCTCTTACTCTTGAGCTTGATAACCAGCATAGAGAGCAAAAGGGCATTGGCGTGCTTGGCAACGTTGGCGTGTCTGCAGGTACTTTGTCCGTTACTGCCAACGCCTCTCAGTACTTTGAGGACTTGGACCAGTCTACTAAGTTTAAGAACTCTACAGCTTTTGCGTTCTCTTACCGCTTCCAAGATAATGCAGGTAATAGCTATATCTTCACTCTCCCGCGCTCTAAGTATGAGACTTTCGCTGCAAGCGCAAGTGGAGAGAATAGCGACATTATGGCTGAAACCTCGTTTGCAGCCACTAGAGACCCGGTTACTAACTGCATGGTTCAGATTGACAGGTTCTCTGCTTAAGCGTTAGACTTAGGTAACAGTAAGGCGTGATCCCGCCCTAATTGCCGATGCTCCCGGCTCTGTTACCTTCTTTCTCTAGGAGCACAACTTATCAAATTAAGGAGTGCCACATGAGTAACGAGTTTTTTGACATTTCGTCCATTGAGACCGACACTAAGCTAGAAGTGGAAGGCGTCTGGAGAGACTACAACTCTAAAGCTAAGGTAAAAATCGCTCGATGGGCAAACGATGACTTTTCCAGGCTTATGCGCAACAAGTACAAGTCTGTTAGATCGGTCATGGAAGGTGACGACGACGCTGCTGCAGAGCTTAGCGTAGAACTGGTTATTGAAGTTATGGCCCACACTATCCTGAAGGACGTGCAGGGTATCGGCTACAAAAACCAGCTTATCACTAACTACACGCCAGCAATCGGAATCGAGCTTCTGAAGGTTAAAGACTTCAGAGAGAAGATTAAGGCTATGTCTGAGGATCAAGCCTCGTATCTTCTTAATAAGGAAGACGAGATTGTAAAAAGCTAAGGGAGGCTGTTAGGTGGCAGCTTGTGTGGGGTTCGGAATACGAAAAGTTGAAGAAGCTACACAAGCTGTCTGGCAAGCTTCCCCCAGCTCTAAGAGACAGGCCGAACATTCAAGGCCCGTTGGCCGACTATTTTAAGGCGTACTTTGAGTTACACTCTAGAAGAGGCCACTCCATGAACGGGGAGCTTCCTATATCGGTAGAGGCTATATTCGCCTATGCTAGGATGAAGGGGTTTGATAGCGACTCCTCTTTTTTCTTCAGAACCGTATCAGAGTGTGATTCTGAATTTTTTGATTACGTCAATAAAAAAAGAGACGCTAAAAAATCTTCCGGCAGGAACAGGAAGTAGTTTACAAAAAGCCCGCCGAAAAGCGGGCTTTCTTTTTATCTGAAGTTTACCTAATGCCAAGGTCCAAAATGACCTAACTGAGGAGGAACCATGTCAAATGACAACTTTGAAATTGAAGTAAGTAATAAACAGGCCCTAAAAAGCCTATCCGAAATAGAGAAAGGTATTCTTGCAATCCCTGACGCTGTAGAAAAGGCCAGCAAAAGTGTAGCAAAGATAGAGTGGGGTCCTAAACAGATTTTAGCTGATATAAAAAATCTTACTAAAGACCTAACAGCCGACATGGCTAAACTGTCTAAGTCCGACCACATAAAGATGATTACTGCTGACTTGTCTGACTTGTCAAAGAAAGCAAAGTCTTCCAGCATAGCAGTCGGAGCACTTAATAAACAGATACAAGACCTGTCTGGAATGAAGTTAAGCAACCTTAAGAAGATATTTGATGCCGTTGACTCTGCTGCCGCAACTAAAAAGCTGAAAGAAACTGCAGTAGCTGCCCAAGACACAAGTAAGCGACTGGAAGTCATGGGCACCGCTGCAGCCTCAGCTGTAGGTGCTGTAAATACTGCAGCAGCTGCGGTCGCTGCGAATACGGCTAACGCAAAAGCTAAGGTAGCTGAACTGAACGCTGAGCTTAAGAAGTCTACTGCCTCACTCTCCCTGACAGAAGGTGTTGGAGAGGATATGTCTAAGTTTCAGGCTATGGTTGCAAGGCTAAAAGAATTTAACTCAACTGCAGGTAAAACTACTCTTCAATTGCTGCAAATGGCTGAAGGGTTTGATGATGCAGTAGGTGAAGAAGACATTGATAAACTAGCTAGATTGCACGATGCCTTAAGACTAACTCAATCAGACCTAGCTAAAAACGCTACTGCTTTAGACACGTATAAAAAGAAGATGGACGCCCTTAGGACAGCCTACAATCCTGCCAAGGACTCGGACCAGTTAGCTGAAGGGTACGACTCAAAGCAAGTTGCTGAACTTACGTCAGTGTACACTGCAGAACTTGTAAAAGCTACTAAAGGTAGAAGAGACTTCGCATCTGCAGGCTTAGACGTAAATCAGCAAATGGCTATAGAAACGGAGAGGATGGCTCAGCTGGCGTCTTCCATAAAAAACAAAGGTATAACATCTAACACAGCTTATGTAGAAGGCCTGAAAGACTTGAGAGCACTGTTTTCTTCAGGCGCAATAAGCTCAGCTGAGTTCTCTAGGGAACTCTTAGCACTGAGAGATTCTACTAAGAAAAATAGAACTGAGGCAGAGTCTTACGTAACTCAGCTAATGCGGCAGAATAAAGCCTTCTCAGATTCCAGCAGTAGCGCAGGTAAAGGTAAAAAGGGTTACGACCTGCTGTCCGACTCACTTAAACGGCTACTTAACTCGCAGGAGGCTATTGCCTCGGACCAGAGTACAGTGGCTTCTTTACTTAAGAAAACTGAAACAGCCTCAAGTACCTTAGGAATTCAGATAGCCGCCTTAAATAGACTAAATGATCTGTATGCCAAAGGAAACACTAAAGTAGGCCTGTCTCAAGAGAAGCTATTGGCAGGCACAAAGGCTGCAGTACAGCAGTTTATTAAGCTTAAAGGTACGGCAGCTGACTTGCCTAGTAACCTAAAAGGAACAGAAGTAGAGTTTGAACTTAACAGGCAAAGAGCTTCGGCTTTAGCCAAAGAGATAAATTCTTCGCTTATTCCTTCCTATGTAAAATTCAGAGAAGACCTAAAACTGTTAAAACTGGCGCTTAACCAAGGTGAAATATCCGCCAACACTTACACCTTAAAGTTAAAGGACTTAAGAAACCAATATGCCGACAACACTAATGAAGCTAGAAAGTTTCTTACTTCTTTGAAACAGCAAAATGCTGACTTTGCTACAAATAAGACTGTTATTCTTTCGAGTCTTGAAGGGTGGAACAGGCTTGGAAAAGCAAAACAAGCTGAGCTTACGACCGAGCTTCAACTGTCTAAAGCTATAGCTGAATCTTCAAAGTACATATCATCAGCTTCGTCTATAACAGACACCTTCGCTCAGCATAGAAAGAACCTAGGCGTAATAGTAGCTGCAAATACTAACTTAGAATCAAGCTACCAAGCTGCTATAGCTTCAGTTAACGAAGCTGAACAGAAAGCTCTGCTTACAGCTAAGAATCTTACTAATCAAGAGGACTTAAAGGCTCAAGCTATAGCCAGAACACGGCTTCAGGTCGAACAGTACATAGCCTCACTTAAGAAAGCCTCCGGGGCCTCAAGCTTCTTGACGCTTGACACAGCTACTAGGAGTAATACCCCTGAGTGGAACGCCCTGCCAGAGAAGACTAGACAAGAAGTCTTAGAGGCTGAAAAAGCAGCTAGAGCCTACAAAGAACTTAACGAACTGAGAAGACAGGCGTCTTCCATAATAACCTCTCTTGAAACTAGAGAACAAGCTATAACGTCTAAAGTAGAAGTCTTAAACAAGGCTATGAAAGCTGGAATAGTCTCTACTGAACAGTACAATCAGTCTATTAGAAAACTGAATCAAGTCGGTACGGTTACAGAAACAAGGCTTGGCAAGCTAAGACCGGCTATGGACGGCATGTTCTCGTCCTTCAGTCTGGCAAATCAGGCTACAGCAGCATTCAGGGCTACGCTGGCTGGGACCAACATGACTTTTGGCATGTTCACCAGCAGCACTATATTGGCCGCTTCTGCGGCTTACGGACTTAGCAAAGCCCTATCGTACAGCCTACAGGCAGGCTCAGGATTTGAAGCAAAGTTTGAGCGAGCTGCCGTAATAATGGAACAGATGGTTAAGACAACGGTTGCAGGAAGCTACCAGCTTACTCAAGCAGGTAAGTTCATGGAATCTGAAGTGCTTAGAATGGCCGAACTTACAATGTTTGGAGCCAATGACGTAGCTGAAGCTTTAACAGTGCTGGGGCAGGCTGGCTTCGACGCTAATAAGTCAATGGGGGCCTTAGGCTCTACTCTTGACTTAGCGGCTGTCGGCATGCTCTCCATGTCGGAAGCAGCTGATACTTCTTCAAATATGATGTACATGTTTAACTTAAGCTACTTAGACATGGCTAGAATAACTGACACTCTAGTGTCTGCGGCTACTAAATCTAACCTTAACCTAACTCAGCTAGCTAATACCATGTCTTACGCTGGCGGTACTGCTGCAGCCGTAGGAATGACTATAGAAGAGACTGCAGGTATAATCGGGGTCTTGGCTAACACTGCAGCTCTTAAAGGCTCTAAGGCAGGTACTGCTCTAAGAACTGCAATACTAAGTCTGGCCGCCCCTACAGAAAAAGTTAAGAAGATATTTGAAGAAGTATTTGAAGGGTCAGGTAAGAAAATGGCTGACTTTTACAAAGACGGAAAACTTAACTTTGTAGGCCTGCTTGAAGAACTTAACAAGGCGGCTACTGAAGGCAAAATAGGCATGGACGAACTTAGACAGATATTCCTTAAAACAGGCATACAAGGCGGTTTGGCGATGGTAAAGAACGTAGAAAGAATAAAGGAAATGATAGCAGTTGTTGAAGCCGCAGAAGGCGTAGCTAAAGAAATGGCTGCCCAACTTAGAGACAACGTACAGGGAGAGTGGGAAAAAGTTAAGTCGATGATAGAGAGTATAGCAGTTATGACTTTTGAGGGATTTGGTTCAGGTCTGCAAGAACAGCTGAAGTCTTTGAACTCCTACTTAGACGAAAATGGGAGACAGATAGCTGGGTACATGTCAGCGATAGGAAAAGTAGTTCTAAACACAATAGAGTTCTTTGTAAGGTGGGGAGACGTGATACTTACTGTTGCAGGGTACTTTACCGTGTTCGCAGCTGTTAAGTCTCTAATATCAGGGTTTATCTCTGGCTACTCTACGCTTGTAACTGCTATATCTGGATACATAACCAATCAAGCCGCTGCTACTTCGGTCAATGCTGCCTACGATAGCACCGTGCGTAAAACGTCTGCGGGCATGCTTTTATTCGCTACTTCTGCTAAGACAGCAGAAAAGGCAGTTAATGCCCTAAGCTTAGCTGAATCATTAAGATCCTCTAAACTAACTCCTATGGTAGGTCCTAGAGTTGCTCCTGTTCCATTTTCAAATAAGGGAGCTAATCTTCCAGATAAAGAGACACTTAAGCAGCTGGCTGAAGTACCAGGAAAGCTGGCAATAGCTGCTTCGTGGCTAGGCAGAGGCTTAAGCATCCTTACTGGATGGGGCGGAATAGTTCTTACTCTAGTATCACTCTTTAGTGGTCCCCTAATAGACTCAATTATTGACATAGATACAGAACTAGAAAGCGTAAGTTCTAGTATGAAAGAATCTATGGACTACTTATTTAGCAAGCAAAGTAATAGCTTGGAAATAGATACCGGGTTTCTTAACTATGAGCTTCTGTCTCTTGAACAATTGTCTAGTCAAATAGAAACAGCCAAAAAAGGGCTAGCCGACTTAGCCAGAGAACACTCAGCCGCGTATGACAAGTTAATTGAGAAAGAAAAGAAGTACTTTGAATTAAAAGATTACGAACAGTTTAACCCAGCTAACTATGAGGCTGGTTTTACTACAGCAGGAGTAGCTATAAGAGCAGCTAAAACTGCAATGGTGTATTTAGGCCTGACTACTGCACAAGCTTCTGCAGAGTTAGACGCTGCGGCCAATAACTTTCATAACCTAGGACAACAGGCAATAGACGCTTCTGGTAAAATAGACAGTATGGATATAACTAAGTCAGTAGCTGAAATGCTGGACGCTACTAAATCTCAAGAGCAACTTAAAGAGACTTACGAAAGAGCCACTGAAGTAGTGAGAGAGATAGCTATTATGGCTGCAAAGGCCGGTATAGAAGTGGATAAAGGTCTATTCTCTTCAGTAATAGATGAACTTAAAAAGAGAGCAAAGCTAATTGCTAGCACTAGAAATTACGATACTCCATTTGTTCTCGGGTCAGACGATGACGGGTCATCCGACAGTACAGCTAAAACTGACCCTAGGGTAGCAAAGTTAGAAGAGTACTTAAAAGCCTACGAAAAGGCCACTAACGGAGTAGCCGAACATATGCAGAAGCTTAAGGAATCTGCAGAGCTTCAGACGTTTATAACCTCCGGCCATGCAGAGGCTGTAAAAGTAATGAAAGAGTACGGATATACTGCAGAAGAGGCGGGTAAGGCCGTAGAGTTTATGAAGGATAAGGGCGTGCAGGACTATCTAGTAGGTAAGCTGGCCGACGCCCACCCAGCTTTTTCTAGACTAAAAGAAATAATGGAAGAAACTGCTGAAGTAAGCCTTAAAGATGTAAACGTTAATGAGATTCTTTCTAGAGGTCTTACTGAGCTTAAGCAGAAGTCAGAGGACTACACAGGAGAACTTGCAGAGATTGAAAGTGCTACTGAAAGAGTTATAAACGGGTCTGCTGCACTAGAGAAAGAATTTAAGAACATACAAGAAAGAGTTGACCAAGATTGGGCAGGATTTTTGCCAATTGGAAGCATATCTTCACAGATAGACAGATTCGTAGAAGGCTCTGATAGACTTAAAGCCTTAGAAAAAGATTCAGGAGGAGTGTCTAGCTACCTGTACAGAGCTGCAGCCATAAGAGAGTTCGGCTCCGCTATGCAAGAGTCGTACAATGAGGTAGACAGAGCTGCTGAGCTGCAGGAGCTATACAACAAAATAATAAACGACCCTAAGCTTAAGAACGGGCAAGCCGCTCTTACACTGGCCTACAAGAAAATGAGCAGAGAACTTCCTACTAACAAGCTAGAGGAATCCATACAACTTATCCTAGGTCAGACTGAAGCTCTTGTTAAAGGCGGAAACGCTCTAGAACTTTACAACATGAGAATGGAAGCCTCTGACAACGGATTGATCGAACTAGATGCAAGGTTTGACGAAACTGCAAAAAGCCTAATATACTTTACCGAACAGTTTAAGCAGATGGAAGCAGTTAAGGGCGTATTTGAGGGAGTGGCCGATGATTTTGCCAGACTCTTCTCTGACGCATTTACTGGAGGAATAGACAGCTTTTCAGACTTTGCTGACAGGCTTAAAGATATGTTTAAGTCTCTTATAGCTGAGCTTCTGTATATGGCAGCTAAGAACAGTATAATGAAGGCTATGTTCGGAGGAGAAGGAAACACTCAAGGTTTCTGGTCTTCAATACTAAACGGCTTCAATAGTATTGGTAGCTTGTTCGGTGCAGGTAAATCTTCATCAGCAGGTACTTCATCTAACTTAGGAAGCATAATCTCTAGCAGCCTAGGGTCATTTGTAGGTACAAGTTCAGGTTCTGGAATCTTCGCAAATACTGGAAACTTCCTAAAGTCCCTGTACGGAGCCTTCTCTCCAAGCCAGCCTGAAGAGTTTACAGGGGCTGGGTCTGTTAATTATGCAGGCAGCGGGCTAAATCCTATAAGTACAGCTATGACAGCTTACCAAGCGTATAAAACCTATGGAGTGGCTTCTTCGGCAGCAAGTGCTGCTTCGGCAGCAAGTGCTGCTTCAGGGTCCGGCATGTTTAACTTGCAGTTTACAGGGATGCAGCCAGTGACTCCGTTTAACGGCACTGGACCTCTAAATAGCTTTGCTGGGGTATCTCCGGGTTATACGCCCGGAATAGGTACGTACGCAGCAGGACTTATGGGGGCCTATTACGGTGCCACTCAAACGGGTAACGGCGGTCTTTCGTCAGCGGCCGGGGCGCTTGGGTATGGAGCACTAGGGCTAGGTGCTTCGGGTGCCATAGGCGGCTTACTTGCAGGCGCAGGCGGTGCTGCTGCAGGAACCACGGCAGCGGCCACGGCTGGGACGTCTGCCGCCTTCGGGGCTGTCGGTGTTATACCTATTATCGGCTGGATAGCGGCAATAGCCGCTCTAGTTGATATGATTAGCGGAGGTAAGCTATTTGGTACAAAGTATAGACCTGAAAGTGTAAGTGCTACTTACGGTGTAAATGCTGAAGGAGGGTACGCTGAAGCTAGTATGACAGAGGTTAGAAACAGGTCTCTGTTTAGAGGTAGAAGCTGGAGAACTTCAGACTTAGAGGCTAATCCTGAAGCTCAAGGGGCAGCTGACAGTCTGTACAACTCAGTAAGAAATATATTTGAGTCAGCCAGTACCAGACTTAGAACTGAGTCAGCTGAAATGGTTAACGCTGCTTTCACTACCAAGATAACCTACGACAAGAAAGGGAAGCAGACAGGTGAAACTACTACAGGAGTGATAAACGGTAGAACATACGAAGAAATAACTGCTGAAGAGTTCTCTAGCAGAGTCGGGTCTGAGTCTCTCATAGCTGCTGTTAAAGGCAGCGCGCTTGATCTGGCAGGTCAGGCCGCAGCTAACGCTGTAGAAACCCTAGCAGACAGGTGGAGAGAAGACGCCGCTAAGCTTCAGGAAGGCGCTGACCTGCTAATGACTATCCAGCAAGATGCTGTAGACGGGTTCAACTTAATAGGAGCTTATGACTTGTCTGGTACTGTAGACATAGTGGAAGACTACGCTATGGCAGGTGAAACTCTATCTGACACCTACAATAGGCTTAAGAGTTCAGTGGAGTTAGTGTCTAATTCTCTGTCCATGTTTATAGACAAAACCGGCATGAGCCGTCAAGAGTACGTGAGATTTAGTGCAGACTTTGTAGTTGCTATGGGTGGAATAGACGCCGCTACCACTTCTCTCCAGAAGTTTTCCTACCTAATGTCTAGTATGTCTGAAAGCGGGATTAACTTTTCTGCTAGAGAGGCTGCAGTTAATAGCAGAAGAACCACTATGGAAGCCATAGGACTAGACGAAGATACAAGCTTCGCTGAGTTTTCTACAGCGTTCAGTTCAGTAGCCAATGAGTTGTCACCTGAAGATTTAGCTGCTTGGGTAAAAGCAGGTGCAGCTCTTGGAACCATAAAAGAACAGATAGACGCTCTTTCAGTAGAAGCTGCCCCGCTAGACCAAGCTGACTCTCTAATAAAAGACTTGAACGCAAAGATAGCGGCCATAAGTCTTCTAGGCGCAAGCGAGGAAGAACTGGCTCAGGCAAGACAGAACGCGCTAGGAATAATAGCTAAGAGCTTAGAAGACTACATGTCTGGCGTAGAAGATGAACTTGCCGGGTTTGAAGGCAGGTCGAACGTTAGAGAGTTCTCTAAGCTTATAAAAGCCATGAACGAGTCAATAACAATAGCTAGAAAGCTGGGAGCTACTGAGCAGCAGCTTGGAAGAATAAGACAGCTGTATAAATATAAGATGGAACAGATAATAAGCGATCTTAGGACTGGTATATCTGACTTGGTTTCTGAGCTTTTTGGAGACACAGGCACTATAGAGTCATATGCCGACTCTCAGATAGACGCAAGCAACGCGGTAAACGATGCAGAAATAGATAGATATGAAAATGCCCTTAACTACATAAAGAAAATTGACGACTACTTGAACAGTCTGGAAGTGTCTAACTTGAGTCCCGGTGACTGGACAGACAGGTTAGGTGCGGCTCAGAGCCAGTTTCAGGATATATTTGAGAGGGCTATGCAGGGAGACCCTGAAGCTCTTGAAGGACTTACTGAAGCTGCTGGAACCTACCTAGACTTAGCCAAGGAATTCTATGGCTCTGGAGACCCGTATGGAGACATATACGAGTTTGTAACAGATGCTTTAAGACAGGTAAGAGCAACACTATCAGCTATTGATCCGGGAACTGGAAGTGACGGCTCTGGAGGAAGCTCAGGGTCCAGCAGCGACAGTTCATCTACAGAACAAGACATAAACGCAATAACTGGCAAAGTTATCGCAATGGCTCAGATGTTTGGAGAGCTTACTGAAATTCTTAACATGACAGGGGCAAACGTGTCTGTCTACGATATAATGGAAGAGTACGGAGTTTCTTTTGAAATGTTAGCTGAGAAAATGGGCATAATGCCTCTACAGTTCAGTGAAGCCATGATAGCCCCGCTGTCAATGCTTACAGGGGCTTTAGGTATAAGCTTCTCGGAAGGTATAGCTAAGCTAGGAATATCCGTAGACCAGCTGGCAGTAGCCTTTGGAGTTAGCCTAACTCAGTTCGATCAGAATAACTTGCTAGCTATTCAAAGTATGGGAGACAGAATAGGAGTTTCTGTATTTGAAGCTCTAGGTATACTTGGAGTATCACTAGACACTATACTTAACGAGTACGGCCTAAGTGTAGAACAGTTTAGCGCGGACACTATAACAGGGTTCGTGCAACTATCTGAAGACTTAGGAGTTAACTTCATAGAGCTGGCAGACCAGCTAGGACTTAACTTTGCAGACGTAGGCGATTACATTGTAGATATGTTTGAAGGAAGCATAGGTCAACTACCTTTTGATATTCCTACTAACATAAGAGACGAGCTTGAAGACTACTTGACAGCGATAGAAGAGGCTGACACTACTGCGGAAATAAACGAGGGTGTGTCAGACCTAAATAAGTACATAGACTCCCTTCCAGAAGACCTAAGACTGCCGCTGCAACAAGCCATGCAGGCCCTTAACCTAGAAGAGGTACTTGTAAACGACACTCTAGACGACGTTCTTATAACCGGCATACCGGCCATAGAAAGCTGGCTGTCTGATATTCACTACGCGCTTACTGAGCCTCAAGACAATGCAGTAGTGGACGCTGTTATAGGTACTGACGGACTTATAGAAAACAATAGAACCGGGTTTACTGGAGTTATACGTACTCTGGACAGCAATGCTCCAGACCCGTACGCTCAAGTAGCCGCTACTTATACTGAGCCAACTACTTCTAGTAGCACTCAAGATACTAAAACGGTAGAAAGGCTTGAGGCTAAGCTTGAAGACCTTACTAGAAGGCTTGAAACAAAGCTTGACGAAGCTAAGGAAGTCACTGTAAAATCTTCTGAGCACCTTGGAAGTCTTGCAAGAGACAGCAAGATAAAGGGCCTGAAGGAAGGTAAGAAATGATTGCAGTAATAGAGATTGACGTAGTTAATCCGTCTTCTCTCGAAGTTGTGACGCTCCGAGTAACATCGGGGCGTCACTTCGTTGAGGGAACTTACCAGTACTTACCTGTAGTATCAGAATTGCCATCTGTTTCTCAGTCTATTCTGTCTTCAAGTTTATCCACTTCTGCAATTTCAGCCTCCAGTGGTACTTTTTCTCTATCTAATGTTGATGGAGAATTTGACTATTTGGAGAGCTGGGGTCTAACTGGCAGGTCTGTTAGAATAAGGATAGCTGACACTGAAGAGTCTACTACTACAGAATTCATAGTTGCAAGAATAACCTATGCTATATTCGAGCTAGACAGAGTAGTATTTAACATAAGTAACTCAATAGAAGACCTTAACGTTCCTTCAATAGTAGAGACGTTTGGGGGAGGTAATCTAGGTCCTGTAGGACTTGAAGGAACTGACGACGGTATAAAAGGCCAGATAAAGCCGTTTATGTACGGCAGAGTGTTTAATGTCGCCCCACCTCAAGTTAACTCAAGTCTCCTAATCTACGCCCTAAACTACGATATTGAAGGGAATAGAAAAGAAGTTCATAAGGTGTGGGCCGTGAGGGACAAGGGAGGCTTACTTAGGTTCGGTCAGGACCATGCAGATAGTGACGCACTGGCTGCTGCTGACGTGGGCATAAGTGAGTTCGACACTTGTTTAAGTGAGGGTCTGGTGAGGCTTGGGACCGTCCCTGTGGGGCAGGTCACTATGGACGTTGATGCCGCCCCTTTAGACAGGTGTACTGCCTCTGAAGTAGTAAAAGATATTCTTATTGATAGGGCCGGTAAAGACGCCGATACAGGCTTCGACTACGGTAGTCTTTCACTTGTAAGTTCAGGCTCTCCCTGTTTAGTAGGGATATATGTAAACTCTGAGTCTACTCTAGAGTCCAATATCTCAGAAGTTCTGTCATCCGTAGGAGGGTGGATTACTTCGCAGCCTAATGGTAAATACGTATTTGGAAAGTTCACAAAGAGCGACTTCTCGACCTACCCTGTAAAAACCCTAACCCTTGACGATTTTGTATCAGGCACTGTAGCTAGACTTCCTACAGGGTTTGAGGACAAAAACATACCCTCGTATAAACTAGAACTTGGAACTAACAAAAACTACTTTGTCAGTTCTGACGTTCTTGTGTCAGTACCTGCTACTACTAAAGAACTCCTAACTACTCCCTACACTTACTTAACAGAAGAGGACGCCTCTGTGTTAGACCTTCATCCTACTTCAAAGCCTCAAAAGGTAGATACTCTGGTAGCCGGAAATAGGTACGCAGGGATACGTTCTTCAGGACTTAACAGCAACGACGCTTTTGGAGGATTCTTCAATATCTCCTCCGACTCTCCAGCTTGGACAGGGGCGCAGACTTCAGGTTCAGGCGGCAGCTTTTCAGTATCAGCTGCTGGAATGTCTATAGTATCTGGAACAGGAGTTTACACTGTAAACCAGACAGTAGAGAAAGACGGAGCTTTGCTTAGTGACGGGTCTTGGAAACTTACCGTAACTAAAGTAAGCGGTAACGGGTCAGTAAGCGTAAACAGCAACATTGGCTACTTGTATTCAGGC